GAAACCCATCAGAGGCTCATATACAGCCGATTTCGCAAAAAGCCAAAAAGCAAGCAAATCGACTTATCGGCTGTGTTCGGCTTTAGAAGGGCTTCGGTTTTCTGTCGACCTCCCGGTGTTTTCCGGCTATCTCAGGTCGACACCCATGGCAGAACTTTTCGCATGAACTCTCACCGTTAAAATGGTTTGGTGGTTTTTCATACCGGCAGAAGGACTTGCCGAGGTCTGTTTATACGTTAGATAAACAGCCGAAGTTATTGTATGATCCCGGCTCGAAGTTATGGCGCTCGGTGCTTTTCAGTGATCGGGTTGAATCTAAAGAGTAAGAGTAAGTTATCGTTTGGACGTATCGATTATACCTCAAAAGCATAAAAACGCAAGCGGCGATTATACAAGAAAACGCGAGATATACTTAATATGTATATCCCGCCTGTGTGTAGCGTAATCAGAAGATTCGATGCGGTTATTGTTGGTTTCAATCGTAATGAGAAATTGGCTTTATTTCGCGTTAAAGGCTGAATTCAAGGAGTTTGGAACTTCGCGGATAGGGTTCAAGTTATCTTTCATCCACACTTTTACGCCGTTTTGGTAGGCTTGCGAGATGAGACTTTTCGTCCATTCGGTATCGGGTTGCACCTTCTTGGCGCCTTCGCTTTTTGCTCCTATCAGGAACCAATCAAACAATTCCGGCCTTGAAAAGACAACCGATTCAAGCAATGGTTCGCAGGATACGAACTTGACTGTTGCCCGCGCTTGATCCATCGCGTCCTCTGTCGGTTTCACTCTTGCCTGGGTATCCACCGTCGCGCCGATCCACGCGTTATCAGGGAAAACTATCGATTCGTAACGTCTTGGGTTCTTCGTTAGGAAAAGGAAAGTCCATTCCGGATGTTTTTCGACTTGATCTAACACTTTTTGTATCCATTCGTTTGGAACCCAAGAGCCAAAAAGATCGGCCATTGAGCAAACAAATACTCGATCTCCACCCGTGATGTCGTTTCGCGGTTTTGTGTTTGCAGGAGCTTCCATTCTGTCTGCTCGAAGAGAAGGTTCAAACGTTCCTTCAAAGCGCATCGCGATATCTCGCGCGTAGCAATACGGACACCCGTGCAGGCATCCCGTCACGGGGTTCCAGGACCACGCCGCCCAGCCGATGTTATCGTTGGTTCGGTTGAACTGCTTGGGAGCTGGCGGCTTCGCGATCCGGGCTTTTTGCTCTTCTTGCTTCACGTGTTCGTATGCTTTGTTAATGGAGATTTCGCCTTGCATCACTTTCTGTTTTGTCTCTTCGTCGTTGCTCTTAAATACTTTGTCCGCTTGCGAAACCTTGCCGGTGCTCCATTTCAAGTCTTTGGCTATTTCTTTTCGCGTGTTGTGAGATTCTGTCTTTTTTTCAGGTTTGCCAGTTTCTGGCAAACCTGAAAGCGGGTTCTTCTTTGGGCTTTCTTGATTGGCGACCGATACTGCCTCAGACATCTTTTGCCTGCCTTTCTCCAACAAGATTTCCCGCTTCTGAGACACCAACAAATACTTCTGACCATCATTAAGATTGCGTCTTCCCATCTGATTGTCTATCATCCAGATTTTCGCATCATCGACACTGTCAAAGTCCATGAAGGTCAGCTCTGGGATGATGCCGTGCTTCTCACATATCTCAAATCGGTTGTGCCCATCAACGATCACTTTGCCCCAGACGACAAGCGGTTCACGGATGCCGTCTCTCAATATGCTTTTCTCCAGCGCTTCCAGTTCTTCTGTTGTCAATGGCGGAATGATGTTTCTCAGTTCTTCGTTGATCACAAGATTCATACTGCCACCTCCTCAAGTTTGCAATGGCATTGGTGGCATACGTGTATCACGCGGGATGGGTCTCTACCGTTGCCATATTTCAGATGATGCACTTCTGTAGCTGGTCTCGAGTTGCACTTTTCGCATACCCCGCCGCTCCTTTCTTTTGCTTCGTTCGTGACAAACAAGCTCAGATTCTTGATCTCTTCCTGTTCAGCTTTGGTAAAGTTCAAACGATGCAAGATGTCGATCCCTTCTGCCGATCCGAGACTATAGAACCGTTTGCTTTTCCACTCCATAAAGGTCTTGCGGTTTTTTTGGGAATAGTTCGATGCCAGAAGAAAAGTCCAATCAAACCGGTTGTCATGCTCATAAGTTTCTCGAATCAGCCAGTATTCCTTTTTGATCTGTCGGATCAGATCTACCAATGAATACCCTGTGCATTGCGGTGCTTTTCTAACTCTCTTCAAGGCGCGCGTTGGAATACGGATCAGAAGTTCCATCTTCGGGCACTTTTCGGCGATCAGTTGTAAAACGTCGAGACTGGGCAAACCGTTCGGATCCATGTAAGCCAATCCAAATGCGTTACGTGGAATCTTGCCGACGATTTCTCGGATCGCATTGGAATGATCATCGTTATAGATCGTGCAATACTGCGCAAGCCCAAGTTCTTCGACCGTCGCTTTGAGTTGTTCAGCGTTTTGGCGCGACTTCTCGACGAAGTGCCCGTGATGTGCGATCATTTGCCGCTGTGCCGCTTTCAAGAACAGGATCGGCGATCCGTAGCCATAATACGGACGGACTCCATCCCCAGCGTTTGTGTCGATATAATGGTACTTCTCTGGATACCGCCAACCCTTTTTGGTGAAGTTCTGCATAACGTCTTTCACGATCTTGATGTGCAATCCGATCATGCAAGCAAAACCATCTTGCTTGTCATCCGTGCAGTTGGAAGATCCTATGCCGTTTTGAATCACTAAACCACAACCTTTTCAGTTGAAAGATTTCTCCATTCCTCATACGCTTTGCTTAAAGTCTCAGGATCCCCACCGAGCTTCTCCAATGCTGCAAGCACGCGTTCTGACAGCTTGAGCTGATAACCGACCATCAGATTGTGAGCCGTTATCCCGTGAACACCGGCAATACGCGCGAACTCGATCGTGCTGATTCCTTTCTGCACGAGAAACGTTTTGATTGGATTTTCCATCTTTTTGCCCCCTCACTATAATTTGTAAGTATATTATATCACATACACTTATAAGGTTTATCCTAAAAAAACAGTCACAAGTTATCAAATATATGATATGCTTATACTATGCGAGGTGATATAATGACAAACATGATGCTACGAAAAGAATCGGTAAATAATTATATTCGAATAGATTAAGCGCATTCGCGCAAAAGGGCAGAGTACCGCTCAGAAAGCGCCTTCATTTGATTCATCATCATGTCGCCCTTTGTTTTTCCCAACAAAAAAGAACCCTCCATAACGGCCACACAAGCCATCATGGAGGGTTCTTCTTAGATAACGGATCACCTCCTTTCGGAGTTTATCTCCTTCATCCACTTATCAGCGATCTCAGGTGGGATCCCACGCTCGATCATCAAATCATACTCATTCTTATTCGTGAGCTCAGCCCACCCGGTCATCAGCTCATCAGCCGCCTTCTTGCCCGCCTCGCGAGCTTCCGGCGTGATTGTGAATCGCTCAAGAATTCTTAGCCACTGCTCGTCTTTTTGAGGCGGCAGATTGCTTATCAACAGCGTTAGAAAGATCAGTAACGCCTTCTCCAGCGATTCCGGGTTTAGGTTCATCGTTCGGCTGAAACGAAGTTTGACTCTTCATCTTCTCAGCGGTTTCGGTTATTTCTTTGCCAAACTCGCCTATCACCCCCCACATCTCGTTGGAGTTGCTCACACCCATCCACTTCTCGGTGTGATAGTCAATCTTTCCAAAGATGCCTTCGAGCTTATCGCCAAACTGCTTAATCAGGTTTCGCACCCAGAGCCACAATGCCGCTCCAAAGGCTACAAACAACCCGCTGATTATAATCGGTATCCAACTCTGCCAATCCATAACGCATCATCTCCTTATTGTTTGCTCATTTTGCCGCACCCACCGCTGCGAATCCTATGCTTGTGACATATGGCCATATTGTTTCGAATTGAAATGTTATCGAAAACACATCATCATCTCCCTGACGCTTGAACAATCAGTTGGACAATCATATACACCAGCCCGCCCGCCGCCGTGATCTGAATCAAAAACTGCCAAAACTTTTTGGCGTTTGTGATCTGAATATCCGTGCGCCCCACAACCACGTGCCGAAACATCTCCATCATCTGATCCATCAGTTCCTTGTTGCTCTGCGCCGTGATCTTTTTTTGCGTTTCTTCTATCGCGTCGCGAAGTTTCTTTTGATATCCGTTGTCAAGATGTTCTCTAAGCTCTTTTATCTCTCGCTTGTTATCCTCAGAACACATCTTAAGCATTCTGATTGACTCATGTATTCCGGCAAGCTTTTCATCATTTGCCACGTCCTTCGAGTTCGCTGAAACGATCTGCTCCTGTATCTCCGTAATAGTGTGTTTCACGCTTTCACTGAGTTCAGCTATCGCATCGTTCGTCTTTGTAATAATCTCGTGGAACCCTTTATTTTGTTTTCTCTGTTCGCTAACAATCGCGTCGTAGCCCGCTTTTGCCTTCAAAAACTCGCAATTTTCCAACGTTTTTTTATCCAAATTTTCGCCTCCATTCGGCTAAACGAGCCGCTATGTGCCGTCGTTACCTTAATCGGGTTCCGCCTCTTGCCCCTTAGGTTGCCTTGCTGCCTGCTGCTGTTCAGCCGCCTGCCGTTGGATGTTGCCAAGCGTCCCGCTCAACGAGTTGATCACGGTGTATAGCTCTTCCTCGCTCAATTTGATCGTGTACGTCATTGTCCGCTAACCTTAGCCTTGTTGATATGCACACGGTAAGCCGCCGTCGCAACCGCTTCGTTGTTGCAAAACTTCTTAAACTGTTCCAACGTGGTAATCATCCCCGCAAACTCATCCGTTGTAAGTCCAGTGGATGCGAGATCGTCCTCGCTCACGCTGCCGCCCAAATCCCAGTATAGCTGATGTGCGTCCGCTGCCTTCTCCATCGGCTCGACCAGCATCTTAACAACGCTCAACACCTCGTTAACCATCTTTGCTTTACCCATAGCGCTCCTCGCCTCCAATTCGGTATCGTAATAATGTTTGTTTGTTCCATCGAAAAATATCCATTTTCCATCGCTCGATTGATAGATTCTCAAAGTATCACCTCTTAAGCCGGAGCTTTGAAGTCGTTTTTGCACGAACCATAGTATGTATCTTCGCCTGAATCATAAGTAAATTCGACAATATCAATGGCGTTTGACGCGGCTGTGAGTGTAGCCGCGATTCCGCCTTCCCATTTTAGTGTCATTCCGCTCCATGTAACTGTTCTTTCACCGGTTGTGTCTTGTATAAGTCTTAGTTCGAGAGGCGCGGAGCCTGACGGATCGGTAAACGACACCTCGCAATTCCCTGTAAGCGTCATCTTCTGCTTGTTCCCGGCCGTCCAATCGATCGTCTTACTCGTGCCGGAGTTGCCGAGGTCAACAATATCGAATCCTTGTGTCTTTGTAAACGTATTCTCGCGCCCACAGAGAGCAAAACGCTGACCTGCCTCGCCATAAGCCCTGAACCTCAAGTCTGTGAGCGAACCATTTGCCACAGCGTATATCCTCGCCGTATCCGCAGCCCCCGCGTCGGGTTCGGATATCTCGCTGAGTTCGAGGTAGCCAGACACAATCGATTGGCTCCCGTGAAAACGATGGACGTCCGACGTGCTTACACTATCTAAAGAACCAGATGTCATTACGCGATTACCGGTTCCACTGTACGCAACCGCAACAAACAGCCCGTTACCATAACACACGCTTCCCCAGCGCATACTATCCGTATCCGCCGCTCGTGCAGTCCAGTTG